CGTTGTAGGTGACATAGCGGTCGTAGGGTCGCGCCGGGTTGTGCTTCTGCATACGCTTGCCGTTGAGGTACAGCAGCCTGATACCGCGGCGGCTCAGATCCAGATCGAACATCCGTTTGCTGTAGCCGAGGTCATCAAGCGTCGGGTCATACACGAAAGGTATGCCGTCAAACTTGATATCGGCCATCGCTCCATCGACCGCGCCGTCACCTTTGAACCCGGTCTGGGAGTAGTTGCCGTTCGCCCGTAGTTCCTTTTCATAGGCATCGATAAAGTCGCTGCCCGCGATGCGGAAGGGTACACGCGGAGCACGGGCATAACGGCTGATCTGGCGCTTCTCTTTCTGGAGAAACTGGATCAGTGCGCCACCCCCTGCGGTGTTGGACACGATGGGTGCAAACCCGGATCCTGCCGCATCGGCTGCCGTCGTTGCAGCCCGGTTACGCCACCAGAGGTTAGCACGCGACAGACTTCCCGTGGAGCCAGCAGAAGGATCATCAAGGATTAACGACCTAATACCGGCTAGTGCCTTGGTGTCTGTCGAACCATCGCCGTGCAGCAATAAGTTGAGGCTCTTGGCGTAATCCTCCGCAAGATTCTCATGCTTCTCCTCGGTCAGATTAGCGAGCCTGTGTTCCTCGGCTCCGTCAATGGTGACCTCGCTCTGCGTCGCACCGGATTCTACGATCTCGATACCGTTATATTTGAACTCGGTGATCGAAACCCCGATACCGATGTGGTGCTCCTTCCACGGGTATTTCGCTCGCTTGATACCTGTCGGGTTATAGTAAGAAACCGTATCGTCGTGTGTAAAACCCTGGAGAGTTCCACCACCCTGCCCGGAACTGACACCGAGCGACACGAATTCGTTACCGCCGCTGAATTTCCCAGCGCGCTGGTTCAGCTTCTGAAGAAGGGGTTTGTTCTGCACATTTTGCTTGAAGACGGTCCCTTTATCCAGGAACTCTTCAAGCGCCGCGTTATTGATATTTTCAAGTTCTGCAACAGTAAAAGCCATCACACTGACCTATGAGTCACCGGCCCGCTCTATTCGCCCTGATGATGTCCAAGACATTCTTAGGCTTACTCGGTGCCGCGTTTCTTTGCTGCCCTCCGGTAACGGGAGTGATCGCTGGTTTCGGCTTCGGTGAAGGAACCGTAGTGCTGACAAACTGCCCCGTAATATTTGCGTAAGCCTTGTCGAGCTGTGCCCGAATGGCGGATAGCGTATCGGGGATACCTTCTTGCCGTTGCAGAAAAGTGATTTCTCGTTGAAGAGCTTCGTATTTGGCTCTGAAGTTCGGATCCCGAGCTTCTCGCTCAGCCGCCCACCCGGCAATCATCGTATCCCGCTCGGCCGTCATTTCTCGTGTTTGACGACCCCGCGCCCTCATAGCCTCTAGATCGAGACGATTTTGGGCTGCGGTTGCTTGCGCACGAGATCGCGAAATCTCGGCAGCAGCGGCTTGAGAAAGCTCACCTGCGTTAATCCTGGCTTGAAGATCTTCGTCTGGCCACTCGCCTGCCGCTCGCATGAGCTGCTGAACGAGGGGTTGCGCGCGCTTCCACGCCTGAACAGGATCAACGTTGGCAAGAGCCCGAATTTGCAGAACTTCCCATGCGTCCGTTCCGTCAACACCGTGGTCAGAGAGGTATCCGTTCAGAAACCTGACCTGGCCCGCCTCAGCCTCCGCGGACTTCTTTTCTCGCAGTAATTGCTGAAATCTCGCGTGTCTATGGAATGGTACGTCGGTGTAGTTCTCTTCATCGAGGTCTTTGGGTGTCGTAGCGGAGGTTCCACCACCTTCATTGCCTTCAGCTTGCGAGGCCGCAGCAGCGTCAGCTCCTGTTTCGCGTTCCTGGACAACGTCCCGGACTACAGACAGAAGATCGCTGTCATTTACGCTGTTTTGCGCAGAGGACGAATCTGCACGATCCAGAGCGTCGTCATCCAGCACAAAGTTGGCACTGGTGGCGGCTTCTGCGTCGATAGTGTCGGAGTTGGCGGACGGGCCCAATTCCAGATTAGCGTCCAATGTATCCATGTTGGTAAAAACCCTCAGTTTGCGTGAAATTAAACTACATTTAGTTGTATGTCCATACCTACATCATACAGTATTGACACACTAAACCTGATTTGAGCCAAATGCGGGCTCTGTCCCGACTTGCCCGGGCGGCTGGGGTCCGTTGTCCACCCCCTGATCACCCTGTGCGGCGGGATCATTCGCAGGATTGGCGGGTGCAGGTTGCTGCATCCGATTCATCGCGACAATCGCTGGCAAACCAGAGATGACAATCTTCGTAAGGTCCAGTTTATCGTCAAGACGACGAAGCGATTCACGCGCCAGCTCAACCGGGTCGATATTCGGTATCTGAAGCAGCAGCGGCAACAAATCCTTCATATTCTGGATCTCGACTGCTTGATTAGGCTTGCCGGAGGATCCCGCTTCCACCTCAAGATAAAGCTCATTCGCGATCTCTTCGAGAGTCGCGTGCGGCCAAATTGCTCCAGGACCGGCGATCTGTTTCACTGTCTCTTCCGACATCTCCCGAAGCAGAATCTGCCCTGCACCTCGAACGACGGGAGAAAGGAATGAATCAAGATCATCGACGGCAGAATTATCGGTAGCCGCCATCGAGTTAGCCGCGATTGCACTTTCTGTCGCCGTTGCTTTGGCCACGCCTCCGTACTGAGCTTCCTGGGAGCCGGCAACGATTTGCGCATCTGTGAATATCTGGTTGGTCTCATAGAGGTTCGGATCGACGCCAGGGACAGGAAATGCCTCGAAGACGTCGCTGAGTTTCTGCTCAGTGGGGAGATTAAGCGGCGTCACACTGAACGGTTTCGCCTTCCCGATCGCATCAATGTCCTCGTCATCAAGAACGCCACGCTTAACCGCCCATCTCGGGCGACGGGCGTCGCGGTGTTCCCGCATGCCCTGACGAGCCCGATTGTATTCAGCCTGCTGGCTCTCCAGCAACTCTACGTCCGAGACCGGATATGGCTCGCTCTCGTGTTCCAGATCGTTGAATGTCAACGCGTAAACCGGCCAGAATGTCTCGACAAACACATCAGGCGCCGCAGGAGGGCGCAGGAACTCGTCGTGCCCCTCGGCAACGTAGTAAACCAAACCCGCCGTTTTATCGTAGTGCTTCCAGACTTTCACCAGATCCCGAGTGCCTGCCGAAGCGTCGTCGACAGCATCCTTCACAACCAGCGCCGTTCCGTCGTCGAAGTCGGTGGTCAATCGGTCGCTTGAACCACGACGAACATCAACCTGGAAGATTTCCTGCACCTCGTCCGGCGTATAGGTGTACTCTATCGATATCCAACGCGCCCCGGTGAAACCGACGATGGAGACCAGTTGTTTGTCGGGGATGAGCTTCGTTGACTGCACAAAGTCGAAAATCAACCCTTCGCGCGTGATGACTTCTTCTTCAGCCTCGATAGCCGATATGGCATGCTGTATCTCAGCCATCTCCGCATCATTTTCATTGATGTGCCCTCCACCCAACTCATCGGACAAGCGCCGAAGATGGTCGAGTCTGGCTCGGAAATCATTCAACTCGTCGGTGGCGCCATCACGGGGGCCGTATTCTCGCTGGAATCCTAGCTCGATATAGCCAACGCCTGTGATGCTGGTGCGACGAACCAAGCGCTTCAATGCCGTCTTGAAATCAACCGGTTGCTGGGCGCGCGTAAAATGCGCGAATAGCACCTCCAGCGTTTTCCCGATTTTATCGAGCATGTCTCGACGGGCGAGCCCCTGCTGAACGTCAGCCATCAACGCCTGTGCCTGCTCAAATCCCGGTGGAAGCTGCGGTTCTGGAGCAACAGCCATTCCTGTTTGCGGGTCAGTCTGCGCTGGCTGAGCTGCGGCCATCTGCGCCGCCATAGCCGCCTGCTGCACGACCTGCATTGCCATCTGGAGGCTGGGAAGCTTTTCGTCCCACATCTCGAAATCGAGGGTTTCCCTGCGCCGGGCTACAACCTTGGGGTTTTTTGCATAAAGAGCGGCTGTTTTCTGTTTGACGTGCCTGCCGATGAAGTTCGCAACATAGCTGGTCGAAGCCCAGCCTTCGTGTCGGCCCGTGCGAGCTAGCTCCATGTCGGTTTTCATACGTTTGAACTTCTTGTCGAAGTGCCTTTTATCATCACTGATGCGCAGAAGAATTTTTTTCACCAACGCCTTTTCAGACGGGCTCGCCTCGGTCTGATTATCCTGGGCCGGGCTATCGGCAATGACTGCGCCATCATCAAGCTCATTGATGTCATTGAAATCTTCCATCAGAAACCTCCGCGCATGCTCTGCGCCCTTCGTTCCGCTGTATATTTTTCGGATCTGCGCACCCAGGCCAGTGTTCCATATCTTGGCTCGCTGGCGGTTTTCGGCGGCGCTTTGTTGGCACCAAACAAGCTACCGAGCCCAAGGCCGATATAGGCCAACGCATCGACGAAATCGTCATGGGTGCCGTTGGGGAATTTCATGAGCTCATCGACGGCTCGCTCGGTCCAGCTGGAGTTTTTCGGAAAAAACACCTTCCCCATCGAAATTCTCGCGGCGATTGACTGAGCACGCTGGACCTTGTCACCTGTTGGGTTAACTTCTTTGATGTTCAGGTAGCGTCCAGTTTCCAGCATCCGCTTGTATAGAAACGGTCCAATCGACTTCGAGATGTGGCCCTGTTCCGCCCACCAAACCAGCGGCTTGGTGTTTCCGGCCCCGCCCATAATCAGCATGGCCTCGACCGCGGTATCGGATTTCATCCTGCGCCAATCGCATTCGAGGAGGTAAATGTTGTCGAATTTATCGACGCCTACTTTCAGCAAGCAGGATGGATCATTTCGTTGCCTGGTGCCAACCGCGTGGTCGCTTGCAGCGTAGAAACGCAATTCATCCGGCAGCTCGCTGTCCTTGTAGTAACGGATATTACTGCGTTGGAAGAGATCGCCGTCAGCGGCAGTTGGCTCCTGCTGATACAGCGCGGAAAACTGTTGGGGTCCGAGCAGCGCTTTCTGGTCTTCAAGGAAGTCAAGATCGTACCTGTCCGGCCCATCTGGCCACAACGCTTCGCCAGGTTTGCGACCGAGAGGGTCATCCTCATCCGCGATAGCCGGCAATTTGATGATCTTTATTTTTTCCGCAATTCGTTTCGAATAGTGCGGATTATCTGGATCAGTAAGCCGCCCGATTGGGTCGTCCTCATGCCAGCGAGTAAACGTAATAACAACGAGTTTCTTTCCGCGTCGTCGCGTCATGATCACTGATGTTAGCCACGCCCAGGCGGAATCCCGCGTCGCCTTTGAGCGCGCCTCCTCTGCATCCTTCAAAAGATCGTCGAGAATGATAAGATGGCCACCCTTACCGGTGATGGCACCACCACGACCGCGAAAGGTGATCAGACCGCCGCTCGCCAATTTGAGGCGGTCCTTGGCTTTGCCGCCGCGCGCCAGCCTGACATTCGGGAAAACTTGTTTGTATTGCGGCCCCGTCATGATGTCGCGAACCGCCTCACCAAACTCCATGGC